TCACCGATACGATACAATTCCTACAAGGCGAGCAGTTCAAACCCGTACAGCAGGTGCGAGAGGAGGAACTACGCCTAAGTGATGACGGCATTATGAGCTATCGCATAACCTTCACCACGCACATTTATAGGCAAACACCCTACCCTTACGAACCTAAGAAACTCAAATTAAATATGATTTAAAATGTATTTAACGAAAGACGAACTCAAAACCGTAGCTACTAAAGAGGTAATAGACCTTATCACCCAAGGCGATGAGCAGATAGTAAACGAAATTATTGCCGAAAGCATAGACCTAATGGCTTCCTACCTCTATAAGTATTACAATACGGAGGCTATTTTTGCCAAAGAGGGCAACGAACGTAGCAAAATACTGCTCAAGTACCTCAAGGATATTGTTATCCACGAAATCTATATAAGGCGAAGTAAAACCCTCAACCAAGTGGCGAAGCTCCGCTATGACGAGGCTATGCTATGGCTTGAGAAAATAGCCAAAGGCGAAATAGAAGTCGCCCTACCTAAGCGCCTAAAAGACACCGATGGCGACGGCACTCCCGATACACCCACCCCTTTTATGAAGCTCGGAGGGCGCAAAACCTACCGCAATCACTGGTAACGGTGAGCCACCGCAGGCAGTTAAAACAAACAGACTATGCCTAACAACAACTTTACAGAACTCCGCCGAAAGCTCGAAGCCCTCGCACGCTTGGTAGCTAATGATGTCCCCATTGTTCTTAAAACAGAAGGACTCAAGTTTATTCAAAAGAACTTCCAAGACGAGGGGTTTAATGATGAGGGCTTACAGAAGTGGCAACCTCGCAAAACTACCGATACACGAGGGCGAGACCTTACCCGTTATCGCTCGGATAGGGTAGGCAAAAAGGGTACCCTTACTCCCTTTGGCAAGCGCAATCAGGGGCGTGCTATCCTTACAGGATACAACTCAGGAGGCAACAAGCTGCGCAATTCATTTAGGGCGCGTGTAGAGAAAATGCAAGTTACCTTCTACACCCATAAGGAATACGCCCGTAGACATAATGAGGGGTTAGAGGGTATGCCTAAGCGACAATTTATAGGCGACTCCAAAACCTTATTCAACAATATCAAAAAGGAAATAGACCGTTTATTCAATCAACTACAATAATGGCAAAGCAACCCCATAAACAACGTATAGAAAAGAGTGTTACCCTTAGTGGTAATGCACTTAATAAGAAAGTACATTTGGGCAAAAATACGGCTCAAAATATTCAGAAGGTAACTAATTTAATGGTGGACATCATTAAGCGCCAACGCAGGCTATGGCGTACCGAACTCAACCATTGGCACTCGGCACGTTATGCCCGCTATAGTGTGGACTACCCTCGTACTTACCCTTTGGAGGAGGTATACCAGGATGTACTTCTCGACGGACACCTTACTGGTATCACCGAAAACCGTACCCTACGAACTACCAATAAGGACTACATTATCACTGTCGATGAGATTAAGGACGATGCCCTAACCGAGTATATTAAGGACAAACAATGGTTTGAAGATGTTATCGAGTTCGCTCACCAAAGCATCTATCACGGGCATTCTCCTATATGGCTTAAAGAGGTAACCAAAGGCGAAATCAAAGCCGTAGAACTTATTGATAGGGGCTTGGTAATCCCCGAAAAGCACGTACTTTTAAAAGACTACGATGCTACCACTGGCATAGACCTACGAGATGTGCAAGAGGTAGTATTAGTAGCACAATTTTACAAGCATTCGGGGTTGCTCGAAAAGGCTGCTCCTTATGCAATCCTCAAGCGCCATTCGTGGGGTTCGTGGGACGAGTTCGAGGAGCTCTTTGGTATTCCTATACGTATTGCCAAAATTGCTTCGCAAAGTGATAGTGTGAAAGAGGAAGTTGCCCAGTGGTTAGAGGAAATGGGCTCAGCTTCGTATGGTGTTTTTCCTATTGGTACTGAAGTAGATATTAAAGAGAACAGCAAAGCCGATGCTTTCCAAGTGTTCTACCGCAAGATTGAAGCCTTAGACAAAGAGCTCTCCAAACTCGTACTTCACCAAACAATGACTACCGAAAACGGAAGCAGCAAGGCACAAGGCACAGTACACGAGAATACTTTGGAGGAGGTAGTCTATGCTGACGAAAAGAAGATGTTGGCTTTCCTCAATAAACAACTTTTGCCTGCTATGCGTGCCATTGGCTACCCTATCCCCGACAATGCCAAAATAGCAGTAGAGAAAACCACAGACCCAAATGAGCAAATCACTATAGACGGCGTACTCTTAGGGCGTGGCTATATCCTTACCAAAGACTATATAGAGCGTACTTATGGGGTGGAAATAGAAAGTATGCCAATCTCTTCCCTTTCTCCTAAACCAGACGATAACCCCCAGCACTAAGCCTACTCAAACTATATTATCACACCCATTGTTGCTCCGATCACGAGCCTGTAAAGCTCAGTAAGGAAGACAACGACTTGAGTAGGCTCATAGAGGGGTACATACGTGAGGCTTTTGAAGAGCGTGGTATTAGTGAGGCACAAAGCAAAGAACTATGGCAATACTACTACAAGCACCTAAATAAAGCCTTAGCAGAGGGCTACAACCCTACTATTGAGGAAACCAATACCGAACTGGTAACCTCACTAAAGCACAATCTTGCACGCTTCTCTGCATTCAAAGAAACGAGCTTTAAACAGCAAATAGAAGCCTCTCTAACTAAAAATGGTAAGGTGCTTTCGTGGCAAGAGTTCAAGGCAGAGGCTAACAAACTGAATATAGAATACAATAGGCGTTGGTTACAAACCGAGTATAACCAAACAGTAGCCAATGCCTTATCGGCGCAAAAGTACGAGGAGTATATAGCCAATAAGCGCATATATCCTAACCTTATCTATCACGCGGTACACGATGAGCGAACCCGCGAAACACACCGCGCCTGGGACGGACTTACGCTACCCGTAGAACATTCTTTTTGGAAAACACACCTACCTCCTAATGATTGGGGTTGTCGTTGCTATGTAGAGCCTACTGCTGACCCAGTAACAGAAGGAGTACGTACAGAAGAGGTACCCATAAAAGAAGCCTTTGCTAACAACCCCGCTCTTTCGGGGGAGATATTCCCTATAATACCATACGCCAAAGGAATGAGTGAAAAAGCCGTAAAAGAGGTAGAAAAGCAGGTAGAAAAGCGTCTTAAAAAGGAGAAGGCTAAAGCTAAAAGAGCAGAGGAAACGTGGCAAACCATACCTACTGAAAAGGGTACGGTTAGGGTAAGTTCATTGCACGGTAAGGATGAGAGAGCCGAAAATGTAGAAATAGCCTCTTACTTAGCTAATAAATATGGCTATGAAATAGACCTTATAGAAAAGTCTAACATACCAGGGGTGAAAAGTGCTGATACGTTTAATAAAACATTGGAGATAAAGCAGGAGTACAAAAGGTGTTTTACACCAACCACTGACGCTATTAGTAAGGCAATACGAAGTGCTAAAGATCAAGCAGACAATATTGTTTTAGATATAAAGTCAGATATAGATAGATTTGCGTTACAAAACGCTATTAATGAAAGAGTAAGGCGCTCCAAAAGTATAAAAACTGTTTGGGTAATTAAGGGTAATTTTGATAAGATGTATACAAGAGAAGAAATATTATCAAAAGACTTTCAAATTAAATGGGACTAACCTCATTATTTCATAAGGTTAGTCCCAAGTTCAGGGCGTGGAGTTTTCTTATGTAGCCTCCTCACCACTGCAAAAGTACAACTATTTTTTAAACTACCAAAACTATTTTCAACTTTCTGCATAAATCCCCTCATAAGAAATGATAGCTTCTACAGTACGAGGGGATAAAAATACCCTACCTGCTACCTCCTCAATTACGGCATCTATACGCCACTGGGGGTACTTGTTTGTAAGCTCACCAAAGAGCTCACGTATCTTTTCATTACGCCTCTGTAGGCGTTGTTTGCGTTGTTTCTGACTGATAAGTTGCATAGCACAAAGAGAATGGAGTTTTATACTGCAAAAGTACGGCATAATTAGTAAATATGCAAATTAATGAAACGAGCCAATTAGCAAATATAATAGTGCTAATTGGCTCGTTTTTTTTTTTCTTTTTTTCCGTG